TGACATCCTGATCAGCCTTCGGGACAACGTAGAGACGTTCGTACATGCCGCGAACGAAGTGGGTAAAGACTTCACGACCGCGATTGGCGTACTGTGGTTCTTCTGCTCGCGGAGACCCGCTCGTGTTATCACGTCCTCCAGTGGTGAGACACAACTCAAGAACATCCTGTGGTCGGAGATCAAGGAACGCATCGCAACGAGCAAGATCAAGTTCCCCATCAAGGTCGGTACGCTCAGCATCAAGTGGATCAACGAAGACGGCGAAGAGGACCCGCTCTCGTACATCATTGGCCATGTGACCAAGTCCGTCGAGAACTTCCAGGGGCACCACTTGGACCACGACAAGCCCCGAGTGCTATGCGTGTTTGATGAAGCGTCCGGTGTCGCAGACGAATACGATGAAGCGGCCGATTCGTGGGCACACAGGAAACTCGTAATCGGGAACCCGCTCAACTGCCTGAACTTCTTCTACCGAGCATGCAAGAAGGGCAACGTGGAACACGATGCGGACACAGGGGAGACCGGTCTGCTACGGAACATCATTCACATAGACGCTCATGGTTCGCCGAACGTGCAGTACGGAGAGCTGATGAACAATGCTGGGGTCCCGGGTCCCTACAAGACCATCGTCCCTGGCGTACTGTCGTATCCCGAGTACAGACGTCGCCTCAAGATCTGGGACAAGATCAAGATTCACATGCGGCTACATGGGCTGTTCTACGAAGGCGACGAAACGCTCTTGTATCCACCGGACTGGCTCGACCTCGCGGAGCAAACCTATGAGCGGCGTTGTCCGACGGGCTACGACCTCTGCCAAGATCACAACAGCAGGAACCCTGCGACCGCTATCGGGGTTGACTGTGGCGCAGGACGAGACCTCTCAGTGTGGACGATGGTGAACGCAAAGCAACTCATACATCAGTTCGCGATACAGACCCCGGACACGATGGCGATCGTGCGACGTACAATCAAGTTCATGGCCCACTACAAGATCCCGCCCGAGAAGGTCGCTATGGACGCGGGCGGTGGTGGTAAGCAAATCGCGGATCGCCTCAGGGAGATGGGCTACCACATCAGAACCGTTTTCTTTGGCGAGTCCCCAACGCCCGACAAGGGTACACGACAGAAGCGGACCAAGGAAAAAGAAGCACAAGCGGAACGGCGACAGGCCTACAAGAACCGACGGGCTGAGATGTACGGCATGCTACGAGAGCTGATGGACCCAAGCATAAACGACGAGGTCTTTGGGATACCAGTTGAGCTGCATGAGCTACGCAAGGAACTAGCGATCATGCCGCTGATGTACGACCCAGAGGGCAAGCTATTCCTACCACCCAAAGACCGACCGGCTACCAGTGCAGCGAACAGTGAAATCATTACGATCAAGAAACTCCTAGGGCACAGCCCAGACAGAGCTGACAGCATCGTGCTCGCCACGTTCGCTCAGTTTGGGAAACCCGCAAGACGAAAGGTCGGTGCCCTATGAGCGACCCGATGTTCACCTACGTCCAGAACTTCTTCAACCGTGGCCAATGCTGCGAACTCACCGCGAGAGCGTTCAGCGAATTGCATACCGACTTCCGTACCACAGAGGTCAAGCACCGCGAAGGCTACAAGCTCATGGAGGACGTCGAGCCCGCGACCAAACTGCGAGAGCATCTAGCGATCAGAACGAACAGGCCCATTGACCACATTGAGCCCGTTGAGATCGTTCGCTACAGCCCCGGAGCTGAATACCCACTGCACTATGACGGCTGGTGGAGAACCCACACAGCACTCGTGTATCTGAACCACGACTACACAGGAGGTCACACAGTCTTCCCGAACATACCTGCGGGAGAAGTACAGCCCCGCGAGGGTGCAATCCTACTGTGGGAGAACGCTCGAGACCGGACCAACATTCAACAGCACAGCTATCGCGTTGACAAGCTTCTGAAACGTACGAAGTGGATCGCGGTGACATGGGCATGGGAGACGAAGTGTGACACATCCATTCTTTCAGGAACAACCCCACGGACCTGATCCGAAGTTCCAAGACGACCCGTTCTGGGGTGACCCCGAATACCCTGCGATGATTCGTATGCGCCACGATGAGACGGGCGAGATACAGCATGCGGTTCTCATCTCCAACATCGGACCCGTTCACTTCGTGTGGATCATCGAGCAAAAGAAGTTCGACATCTTCGATATGGCATGGCCCGATCAGACACCCGTAGACCCACAACTGCCAGCCTTCGGGTCACCGTTCCCCGAGCACTTTGTGGAGGACGGTATGCCCCACGACGGCGATGCTCCGATGCCACCCAATCTCGGTCACAGCGAAGGCTACCGCCCGTCTTATAGCCCGATGTTCTGTGCCCAGTGTGAAGAGCGTCTCACCAAAGAAGAAGTCATGTCAGGCTTGGAGATGTGCTTCAGCTGCTACTGTCAGGAGCAAGGCTGATGCTCGCTAAGAAGAAACCGAAACCGATCACAACGTACAAAGACTTCTTCAGGGCGTGTCACACCATCAGGAGCAAGTACGGCTTCCAGTTCCACTTCCACTCAACCTGTGCCAAAGTGTACGACGAGCATGGTAGGGCCGATGCGAACGCCATCTGGTGGAGTGCGACACGCGGAGGTTCGTTGTGGAACCCCATAGAGGTCATCAACTATGTCTTTTATGAGACCTCGACGGGCTTGTGGAGAATGGCTAACATGGCGCGGCCGCAGGTAGGACTCCCACTAGACAAGTTCGATGAACTGGTGATGGCTTACCGCGAAAGCGAAGGACACCTGACCAGTCTCCGAGAGCGCATGTGCAAGGCACTAGGGCTCGACGAGGTCCCCATACATGAACGCCCATCATACAAGCGACGAAGGAGAAAGTAGATGCCCACTCGCATCCCCAACGGACTGAAGGGCCGAGTCGCTACTGGCAAAGCCGATCGCAACGGTAGCAACGGCAACGGTAAGCACGACAGCGGCGTAGACCTGATCCGGAATATGTTTCAGGGGCTGCTCGATGGGAACGGGTCTGCGAGTAGCATGGCGATGAACGCTATGACGTCCCGCAGCGACCTACTCACCAAGATGTTCGACAGCCGTAGGGACCTCGACGTAGAGTGTGGCTACCCAAAGACCATCACCGCGACACAGTACCGTTATCTGTACGACCGCGAAGGCATTGCGACCCGCGTCGTATCGGTCTACCCGGAAGAGTGCTGGAAGATGGACCCCAAGATCTTCGAGACTGAAGACGCGGGCAAGACGCCGTGGGAAGCGACGTTCGATCAGGTGAATGATGAGCACAATCTCATCCACTACATGCAGCGAGTTGACGAGATGTCGGGCATTGGGAGCTTCGGGCTACTACTGCTGGGCATCGACGACGGTAAGACCCTAGAGGAACCCGTCGAGGGCATCATCCTGGAAGGCACACACGCAGGCCGTAAGAAGGGCTTTCAGGAGACCGCAGCGACAGGGGAGGACAACGAGACGTCCCCTGTGGATTCAGACGCGGAGAACGTCGATACGGGGCTTGAGGATAGCGATGCGGACGATGAGACAGACGTAGAGCCAGAGCTGGACGAAGAGGGTAATGAAATCGAGGCTGAGATCATCAACGCTGACCCTGTGGAGACCAGCCGGTCACTGCTCTACCTCCGGGTCTTTGACGAGTCGCTGGTTGACATCGCCGAGTACGAGACAGACGAAACGAACCGTCGCTATGGGCAACCGAAGTTCTACAACGTGAAGTTCAACGACCCGCTGATGCAAGGCAATGCAACAGCAGCAGCACCGGACATCACCACCAAGAAAGTGCACTGGACCCGTTGCCTGCATGTCGCGGACAACCGCAAGTCGAGCGAGGTGTTCGGGACACCACGTATGCAAGAGTCGTACAACCGGCTGTATGACCTTCGCAAGTTGCTGGGCTCGTCCGCGGAGATGTTCTACAAGGGAGCGTTCCCCGGTTTCAGCTTCGAGGTGAATCCAGACCTCGGCGATGTCACACTGGACGAAGACAAGATGCGGGCAGAGTTCGCAGCATACGCGAATGGGCTACAACGATACCTCGCGTTGAACGGCGTGTCGGCCAAGAGCCTCGCGGTCCAAGTAGCAAGCCCCGAAGACCACGTGATGGTCCAGATCAAAGCGATCGCCATCACAGTGAAGACCCCACTACGGATCTTCATGGGAAGCGAAGCGGCACACCTCGCGAGCACACAAGACCAAGAGACATGGAACGGCCGGCTCGAACACAGGCAGACCAAGTACCTCAGCCCTCGGCTCGTGCGACCCTTGCTCGAACACCTCATAGCGATGGACGTACTACCCGAACCGGGACCCGATGGGTTCAGCGTTGAATGGCCCGACCTCAACACGCCATCGGACGAGAGCAAGGCAACAGTTGCTGAGATTGTGGTGAAAGCGATCGCCGCTTACATCCAGAGCGGAGCCGATGCGTTGATTCCGCCGTTCGAGTTCCTTACGATGATCATGGGCATGGACCCAGACCAAGCCGAAGCGATCCTCGAAGCGGCAAGCACACACTTGGAAGACAAAGAAGACGAGGAGCTGGAGAACCGAGCACGCCGCGAAGAGAAGGGCCTGCCCGTACCACCAAGCCCCGAAGAGATTGAGATGGCTAAGCTGAAGGGTCCCGACGGAGAAGACGAAGAAGAAGACGAAGAAGAAGACGAAGAAGACGATGGCCCGTTCGACGAGGAAGCGGAAGAAGACGAGGACCCCAAGCCCCCGAAGAAGAAGTAGGAGACCAGCACAATGTGGACCATGCTCGCCGCAGTGGCGTACGCGGAGGTGAACGCAATGTCTGAGATCCTAATGACCACCGAATTCGATGGTGGCACGAAGCTGATATTCTGGTGTCCTGGTTGCCGATGCTGTCATGGTGTTGACATCAGGACCGATGGGAAGCGTCCATCGTGGACGTGGAATGGAGACAAGAACAATCCGACGATTGCCCCGTCAGTGCTTGTGTTCAATGTTATCAAGGGCAAGAGGAGAACTGTGTGCCATCTGTTCGTACGGGAAGGGCAGATACAGTACCTGACTGACTGTCAGCATAAGTACAACGGCAAAACCATCCCGATGGAGCCGGTATAGTGGCCAAGAAGAAACCAGGAACACCCCCGCCAACACCACCCGAGGAGGAAGCCCGCAAGGTGCCTTCGGGTCATTGTAAGATCGAGCACCCGCATGCGAACGCGGCAGGTGCCGGCGAATGGCCGATGATCACACTCGATTGCTGGTGCGGCGAATGGAAGAAGGCGAAGTAGCATGGCTGTCAACCCACTACGACTAGATCCCACCCGCACGACGCTCCTACGTCGCAAGTTCGAGAACGATCTGAAACGTCGCTTTCGTAAACTCAAGAAGCTGGTCTGGGACCTCATCGTAGTAGAAGACGCCTTCGGGCTACGTCAAGACAACAGTCTCAACATCACAGTCAATACGCGATGGCAGTTCGCTACAGACCCACAGAAGCAGAAGGCGTTCCAGAAGTGGTTCAAAGAGCAAGTAGACCTCGGCATCCTTGAGGTCCCTCCGGGCACCGATCCGCTGAAACCGTGGACCGCGACCTACACGAACAGTGCATACAAGTCAGGCGTCACGCGAGCCTACATCGCATCCAAAGCAGCCCTCTCTGAATCCGCCGCGTTCAGTGCTGGGTCCAAGGCACAGTTCCTTGAGAGCGCCTTCGGTGGCCCCATTGGAACCAAGCAACTCGAGATGCTCGCCACGAGGTCGTTTGAACAACTGCGGGGCATCACTGCGGCGATGGGCCAGAAGATCAACATCAGTCTCACCAACGGTCTAGCCCATGGACACTCCCCGCGGAAGATCGCTCGTGAGATGGCGAAGACCATTGACGGTATGACCAAGCAGCGGGCGGTCGTAATGGCCCGCACCGAGATCGTCCACTCATACGCCGAGGGCCAGCTCGATTCGCTGGAGCAACTAGGCGTCGAAGAGGTCACAGCATTCGTAGAGTGGAGCACGGCAGGAGACGACCGCGTCTGTCCCACGTGCCAGCCCCTCGAAGGCGTTGTGATGAAGCTCAAAGAAGCTCGGGGCATACTACCAAGACACCCACAGTGCAGATGCGCCTGGATACCAGTCATAGACAAGCCTGGCAAGGGACGTCGCAACGACCTACAGAAGAGCATCAACGCGAGCGTGAAAGCAGAGCGTCGTAAGAAGCGAACCACGAAAGAGGCACGCGACCAATCACCATGGCCGGGCTCGGACGTAGCAAAGCCGAGGAGACGTTCTAAGGTGAAGGCGTAGACCTCCGACAATTACCATGTCCCCTCCCACGAAGTCGCTGCAGTGGGGCGCATAGGGGCTCGAAACCAGCGACACAACCGGAAGTCTTTAGGAGACCGACAGATGCAGACCAAGTTCGACACGTTGACCACGTATCCCGGGTCATTCGTTGCGGTGCTGGGAGCCCAGACACAAACTGTGCCCCAGCCACAGGACGCGACAGCACCACCGAAGGAACAAGCCCCGCTCGGTGCTCGGAACATTGAGGTCTTCGGGCTTCAAACGAATGGGCGTCGCCGCCAGTACAACGGAGACAGTCTGGACCAGTGTCTGGACGCCGCGTTGAAGGACCTCGAGACGTTTGAGGCCGCGAACGCAGAGGAGACGACGGCCCCCAAAGAAGACCCTCCTACATCGGGCGGGCCAACTGGTGGCAGTTCGGAGAGTAGCAGCTCCGGTGGTCGCGGTGGGAAAGGCAAAGGCAAGAAGTCCTGATGCCGCAGTACATCGAGCACACACATCACTTCAGGTTCTGGCGAGTCTTGGGATATGCCATCGCAGCTAGGATTGGCTGGGACCTGATACCCTTCGTTGTTCAAGTCTGGAATGCTTTATGACGTCCGAGACCCGGTTCATTTATGCGTACTCTGAGGGCAAGCGATACGAGCTTCTCCCCAACGCACAAGCCTCGATGGAAGCCGCCGCTGAAAGATGGGGCGCAACGTTCCAGCCCATCGAGAGACCGGGTCGCGGGAACTTCTGGTGTCAAAAGATGCGACACTTTCTCGATGTCTGTGAAGGCGACAGGGCACTCTACCTGGACGGCGACATGCTCATCAGAGCTGACTGTCCAAACGTCTTCGATCTGGTCCCGTCATACAAGGCAGGGTTCGTCCCTGTGCAACAGGACCATCGCAATCTACTGGTCCACTCCGCCATGGGTGGCGTGCCCTGCGTCCAAGGCGGTTTCCAGTTGTACTCGAAGCACCAAGCCCAGCACGTGTTCAACGTGATGCTCTACAAGCAGTTCGAGCGACTACACTGGACCGGAATGGACCAAGACCAAATCCAGTTCATGATCTCCGCACTCTCCGCGGATGTGTGCTGGCTACCTGCCATGTTCGACTTCATCTTTCCGCCCTCGTACTCGAAGGACTGGATTCACAAAGCCCTGGCCCGCGACTGCTGGATGTACAAGCCCATGCTACCCCGATACATCGTTCACTTCGCAGGCAACCGAGAGGGCTGGGAGCGGAAGGCGGGCCGCGTGAAGATGTTCGATTGGAAACTGATACCGGAGCTACCAGCACAATGAAACCTGTCGGAGACCAGCCCTGGATGCCGAGCGACGCCGTCAACTTCTTCGGTGACATCGTTCGCAACATGCAGGATGAGAAGAGCGAAGGCGACTTGGTCAAGGTTCTCGAGTTCGGTTCTGGTGGCAGTACCGTATGGCTCGACAAAGCCGGGTGTCGTGTAGTCACCATTGAACACAACTTCAAGTGGCACGGCAGGGTTCGCAAACAAACGACATGGCACACGTTTCACATCTACCACCAACGACCCTATGCAGGCGTCTGTGACCTGTTCCCTGACGAGCTGTTTGACATCGTACTCGTGGACGGACGTGATAGGCTCGAGTGTGGTCAAGCCGCCATGAGACTGGTAGCCCGCGACGGGTGGATGATACTCGATGACGCGAACCGTCACCGCTACGCACAACTGCACAGAGACCTCAACCTAGAGGGCTGGGAAAAGACCAAGAAGGTCTCCACGGACGCAACTCTCGACATGGTGCAAAACGCACCGAACAAGACCCGTACCACCGCCTTCTTCAGGAGACCTCCCCATGTCTAAATTCCAGAAGCGTCGCGTCCTCGTCATTGGTGGAGCCGGCTACATCGGGTCCGCCATTGTCCGTTGGCTACACGACCACGACTACGACCCGCTCGCGTACGACAACGGCGGGAACCGTTCCCACGTTCCGTCGGACCGATACCTGCATGGGAACCTGTTCGATCGTACGAAGCTGAAGGCGGCCCTCAAAGAGTGTGACATGGTCGTGCACTGTGCGGCACATGCGAAGGTCGGTGAGAGCGCAAGTGCCCCGCGGAAGTATTGGCAGCTCAACGTCGAGGGGACACAGGTCATACTCAAGTGCATGGCGACAGTGGGTGTCAAGAAGATGGTGTTCTGCTCCACCGCCGCGACCTACGGACAAGACCTCCCATCACCCATCAAAGAGAGCGACGGCACATACCCATGCAACGTCTACGGTATGACCAAGGTTGCAGCAGAGATGGAGCTGAAACGGTACTGCGAACAATACGACTTTGATGTCACCGCACTACGGTTCTTCAACGCTGCTGGTGCGAGCGCCTGTGGCAAGTACGGTGAGCATCGCATGGACGAGACGCATCTGATACCGCTCGCTCTCCGTGAGTGTGTTCAGGGTCGCAGAAGGCACGGCCTGTTTCTCAACGGTGAAGACTTCCCTACGTTCGACGGAACCTGTGTACGCGACTACGTTCACGTTGACGACATCGCATTCGCAGCAGAGCTTGCGTTAGACGCCCTTTCCGGGTGGGAAACGTACAACGTGGGAACAGGAGAGGGAACGAGCAATCTAGACGTACTGAGGGCGTGCAAACACGTCACACGCCACAACCTGTCGTGGGAGACACGCGAGCGCCGGGAAGGGGACCCGCCTGTGCTCGTAGCTGACTCGAACAAGCTTCGAGACACACTGGACTGGGACCCGGAGTATCGCACCATCGAAGACATCGTCGAGAGTGCGTGGAAGTACCACAAGGATGAACGATGAGCGTGAAGATGAGACCTTGCCTTTGCCCGAAGTGCAATGGCAAGCTACGACTTAGTCAATCAGCAGGAGACAGGCTATGCAAAGACGGGAAGAAGAACGCCGCAGGGAAGCACGGCGGCCGCCGGAGTGGCAGTTCAACGGGTCGTCGAGAGGGAGGTCCCAAGACAGGCGACTAGGGTTCATCGCGAGCTGCTTCGATCCCTTCGTTCACCCTGGCGTACTGCTCGCGATGGAGCAAGCGACCACAGCCTGCAATCTCGATGCGATCATAATCGGTTTGCACATCGACCCGACAGTCGAGCGTCCCGCCAAACGGAAGCCGACCCTGACCGTCGAGGAACGCATGACGTGCCTGTCGTGTCTCAAGTTCAGCGACCGCCCTGCCATCCCATACCAGTACGAAGCAGACCTGCTCGCCATCCTGGTCGGCTACGAAGACCAACTCGTGTGCCGCATCTTGGGTGAAGACTACCGCGACCAGCCCTTCACAGGGGATGAACTAGACATCCCGATCTTCTACACGAAGCGCCGGCCAGACTGGTCCGGGACCTCGTTTCACCGAAGGCTCCAAGAGTCGCTCTAGGCTCGTCAACAGACCCTTGCTACAGTGGGGACAGTTCGTAGGAATATCTTACACACTGAAACCAACGATGATGCAAGGAATACCGCATGTTGATACTCGCTCAGGCAGGGGAGGCCGGAAACGGAATCCTCGATCTGTTCGATCGTTATGGCATTGCGTGGGGTATGTTAGCACTGTTCGTCGTCGCAACAATCTACATCTTGAGGAGGTTGTTGAACGACAACAATGGGATACTGACTGGCTACGTGAGGTCCACCATCGATCAACAGAAGCAACTGGCAGACACGGTGCGGGACCAAGCAGCGACAGATGCCAAAGTGGCACAGTGCTTGGAAGCGAGCGAACAAAGACTCGCAGAGATTCAAAAGACAGTAGAGCGTGTCGAGACGATGCACTACAACCCGCACTCGCAGTTCGCGACGGCGACACTCGGGCGGTGCTTCAGACACGGATGCGAGGTCCTAGAACACATCTCCACGAAACTCGAGATCGACGACAAATGCAAACCACTACTCGACGTGATGCGTCGGGAATTGGATTCTCATAACCAGCACGTTGAAGGGGATGCGCCGCCACAATGAACGCGAACTTCATAATCTGTGTCAGTGGGTTCACCCAGAACCGAGGGTACTTCCACGGCATCATGAAGCTACGTGAAGCCCTCATCTCCAACGGGCACAGCGAGGGCAAAGCGAACCGCGTCTGGTACGTCACGTGGAAGGACTCGATGAGCCGGGTCGCTTGTGAGCTGAGCATCCTGTGCAACCAGCATGGGTTCAAGCCCCGCGTGATGATCTGTGGCTACTCCTACGGTGGCTGGGGAAGCCTGCAGCTTGCGAAGGAACTGGAGAAGGTCGGCATTGATGTTGAGATTATGATACTCTGCGACCCCGTCGGTCGACCGTGGTGGTGGCCGCGTCCACTACCCGCACTGACATCTATGCTCGGACGTGATTGGGCACCGAAGCTCCGAGTCCCAGCGAACGTGAAAGTCTGCCATTCGTTCTATCAACAGGAGAACCGACCACAAGGACATCAACTGGTCGCTACCAACGGGACCACGATGGAGCAGCCTATCAAACTAAGACACAAACATGAGCGCATGGACGACGCCCCTGAGTTCCACGGCAGAGTTCTCAAGGAAGCCGCCATGCTGGTTCAACCCGAAGGAGATGTGCCATGAAGTACATCCTAACATCCCTGCTACTCCTTGTGAGCTGGACGCCTCTCGCGGCGGACCAGCTACCTCAGCGAATAGCACAGTGGCAGCCCAACGTATGTCGAGTACGAGCAGACGAGGGCGGTGGCATCAGCTACGGCAGCGGAGTGTACGTTGGTCGCGGTCTTGTTGTGACAGCCTTTCACGTTGTACGCGAATGGAAGACCAGTCGAGCGACCCGAGGGCTCAGTGTCACGTTCCACAACGGCGGCACGTACCAAGCAACCATCAGTGGATGGGCGAGCGGAACCGATATTGCGTTTCTCAAGATCGATGCGCCCAAGGAAGCGAACATCAAGGGCGTACTGCTTGCATCAGCTGACCCCGCTCGAGGTTCGGTTGTGTGGAAGTGTGGCTACGGTGGAGACGGTCAACTCATATGGCACAAGGGCACCGTCCAAGGGTACTCAAGCAACGGGCTCATCGGAGGGGCCTGCTGGTTCCGCGTGACACCCTACGCCCGGAGCGGTGACAGCGGAGGTCCCACGTTCAACGATCAAGGTGAATTCCTTGGTGACCTGTGGGGAAGCGACCCACAGAGCGGAACCACTACGGCGGTTCTCCCGAGTGCGATCAAGCTCGCGATGGGTGATACCGTTTGGAACAACCTGCGAACCGCTCACGTTCAATGCTACGGTGGCCAATGCTACCCACAGCAACGGGGCGGCGGTCCGTTCTTTTGGCTGCGACCTCGACAGGATTCCCCGGGACTGCGACCTCAACAACCAGGACCGAACCTACGTGACCCAGCACCGGGCGGCATCCCAGGAGGACAGAACCCGCAGATCGGTGGCCTACCACAGACCATCCCGGGTGACGGTAGACCAGCCGCGCCCACAGCCCCCCTCGTCCCCGTTCAGCCCCCTGTGGATCTCAAGCCACTACAAGACCAGATAGCCGCCCTCCAAGCGCAGATAAAGGCGCTCAACGAGAAGCCAGCCCCTGTGGCTCCAGTGGTAGATCTCAGTGGGCTACAAGCTCAACTGGATGCGTTGAAGAACCGACCACAGGGTGACCCCGAGGTCACAGCGGCACTCGCGGAACTGAACCGTAAGATGATCGAGTACGGGAATCAGATTGGTCCCCGAGAGCCCATCGTAACGAACCCACAGACGGGGAACGATTCGAGTACGAACAACCAGACACAGGTCGGAGCCGCACCCGAGGAGGATGCTGGCTTTGATTGGGGCAGTGCTCTTGGCATGGCGATCATGCTTGGTGCGGGTGCAACCGGAGTGGGGATACCTGCGTGGGGCGTGATGGCTTGGAGAGGGGCGAGGGCTGCGAAACGACTACGCGACGCCCGACTAGCCAACCAGCCAGCAGCTCAACCAGCACAACCACCACCAAGACCCGCACCACAGGAAGACCCGTTGTATATGCCACAACCTGATCCGCCTGTTCAACATACACAGACGACCCACGTAGTCGATGCTCCGGCACCGCCGGTTTCGCACCGAATCGATACGCAGTTCGTCAATGTGGAGAGCGACAACTATAAGCGAGCCCACGAGATGGCACGTCAACAGATCGCTCGTCGTTACCCTGGCAGCCAAGACATCTTGGAAGCCGAACTAAGCCTGACCCGCCAATTCGCGGCAGGTGCTGTCTAACCTGAAGGAGATCGAGATGCCAGTTATCAACACCGACGCCGTCTTGTGGTACAACGTGGGCCAGTTTGGTCAGTTGGGCTACGGCGTTCCCAATCCCAGCGACGACCCCGGCTCGCTGAACCCGATGATTGTGGACTTTGTCAACCTGTCGGGACGCAACCTGTTCCACATCATGCACCATGAGGACGTGGACCTCAGGACCCCGCCAAGTATCAACACGATCCGCCGCGTGCACAAGCTCTACGTCAGGCTCGCACAGATCCTGGCCAGCAGAGCGGTGCCACCACACGAGCTGAACATCGAGACGCAGCACGTGCAACCCGCCGGCGAAGTGTTCCGCGTGTTCCCTGTGCCGTACTTCAAGGTTCGCTCGCCGTTCCTGAAGCGATGGGCCGAACTGATCATGATCATGATGGCCGAAGCGATGCAGCACACTGAGAACCGGAAGTCGATGGAGATCTCCACGAACTTCGCAGGTCAGGTCGGCCAGTACATGACGCGGGTCTACCGTAACATGGCAACCGAGCTGTTCGGTAAGACGCGAGACGAAGTCCACGTGGACGGGTTCATTCTCACCGAAGAAGAGCTGGGCGTTTACAACCCCGCTGAGTACTTCACCAGCACCGAGATGATTGACACGGTTCCCCACTTGGGACACGTGTTCACTGAAGACCGGTTGAGCGTGATCAGTGATGGCATCCCCATCACGAGCCTTCCGGAACTCACCCCATGGCCGACGAACCTCACGTCGTATTACAACTCGACCAAGAGCTTCCGAGATGCGAACGCGGACGACGCGAACATCAACGATCCGACCTCGGGTGCACATCCCAGTCCTGGCGGCGGCCCGGTCATTCCTCCGCCACCCGGACCGTAGTCAGAAAGTTTTCTAAGAGAGGGCTCGACAAGAGTTTTAGACGCCAATACCCTAGCTAGCCATCACAGGAGTACAAGACGGTGAAGTTCCAAAGCATAACGATAAACCTTGCGCCTGCCAACATCCGGCACGACCGGATGGAAGGTCGGGACTACATCGTCGCACCGATGGTCATGCTTACTGAAGGCGTGCACAACGGAACGAACGGTCCCCTCTATTACCCTGAAGCGGAACTCGCTAAGACACCCGTCGTGTGGAACCACAAGCCGGTCGTCGTGTACCACCCACAGATCAACGGACAGGGCGTTAGCGCCTGCGACCCGGAGATCGTGGACAAGTACAAGATTGGCATTGTGATGAACACGAAGTGGGATCAGCCGGCGAAGAAGCTGAGGGCTGAAGCCTGGATCGAAGTTGAGCGGGCGAACGTGGTGGATGAGCGTATCATGGTTGCCGTTGAGAACGGTGAACCCATGGAACTCTCGACTGGCGTGTTCACCGACAACGAAGAAACCGAAGGCACGTGGAACGAAGAAGCCTACACTGCTGTCGCTCGAAACTACAGACCCGACCATCTGGCACTGTTGCCGGATATCAAGGGCGCGTGCTCGATGGCAGACGGTGCAGGGTTCCTGGTGGCCAATGCTTTGGCACACGAGGACATCCGTCAGAGCTTGTCCACCAGCATCCGCGACCGATTTGGAAGCGATACTTGGATCATGGACGTGTTCGAGGCCTCGGTCGTGTACGAGCACGGCAACAAACTCTGGAAGCTGATGTACTCCAAGACCAACGATGTTGCGACGTTGGCCGCGGACGCCCCTGTTCAGGTACGTCGCAACGTTCAGTATCGTACGGTCGAAGGAGCCCTCATAGGCAATACCGACTACCCACTGTCACCGAGATCAGGAGAAGCAGACATGAAGAAGAAAGAACTCGTCGATGGTTTGATCGCCAACGACGCCACAAACTGGAAAGAGGAGGACCGCGATGGCTTGATGGCCATGAACGAGGCCCAACTCGAGAAGATGGCGCCGGTCGCAATCGAAGAGCCCACGGACAACGCAGCCGCCGTTGCGGCAGCTGCAGCGAAAGGGGCCGAAGGCGTTGTGGTTCCAACGGAGAACGCCGCTGACACGGGCGCTCAGCCCGCACAGAACGCGACTCCGCCCCAGATCACCTTGGACCAACTGCCACCCGAGATGCAGGCGGTCTACAACCACGGCTTGACCAAGCTCCAGGAAGAGCGAACGGGTCTGATCACCAAGATCACTGCCAACGCCGCGAACAAGTTCACCGCCGAACAACTCGGCGCCATGAGCCTCGAAGCACTTCAGGGGATGGCAGCCCTCGCGGGTTCCCCGACAGCCAACGCCGCACCCGCAGCGGGCGATCAGCAACAGGCGGTTGCCCTGTTCAGCGGAGCCGCCGGTGGCGGAACCGCAACGCCGGTAGCCAACGAAGGACACGTCGAGAAGCCGCTCGGCCTGCCCACGATGAACTTCGGCGAGGAGAAGGCGACGGCGTAGTCACCTTCCCTGTTCCCAGCAACCGCAACCGCAAACCTGTTGAAACGAAACCCACTCACTAAGGAGTTCTAAACGATGACCGCTAACACGATTGCCCTGAAGTGCAACGGCCCACACGATGAAGGCGTGTGCGGTGTTGCCATCAGCCCCGGCGAGGCAGTTGAACTGCAAGCCGACGAGAAGTACGACCCGATGGTCTCGGCCCAGGCCGCTGCCCTCAAACGGAACCTTCAGATTGCGAAGGAAGACGGTCTCCAAGGCAAGACCGTTGACGATGCCTACGCACTCGACGACATCCTGTTCTTTGTCTCCCCGAAGAGCGGCGACCACATCAACGCCTTGGTGAAGAGTGGGGAGGACATCGACATCGGCGACAAGCTCGTCGTGGAAGGCGGGACCTCGGGACTGTTCGTGGAAGCGGCCGGCACCGAGACCAAGTTCCAACTGGAAGCACTGGAAGACAGTGGTGGTGCCCTCGCCGCCAATACGCTGCTCGCCTGCCGCGTGATCTAACCCCGAACCTCAACCAACTTCACAAGGACATCCGAACCCGCAGGTCACAGTGACCTCAACGTTCTCCAAACAAGGAACCCGATTACTATGTTGAACTTTATTCTCAATGGCCAGGCATCCGGAGACGTTGCTTCGGTACTGATGGCCAACAACATGAACCCGAGCTGCCTGAGGCCATACATCGGCCTCGACGGGCAGACGTACATGGACGTTCTGACGGCCAACGGTGAGTGGAAAGCCCAGCTCATTCAGAACGCCAACGCCACCCTCCGTAAAGATGATTGGCAGCATCTGGACACGGCGATCCTCAAAGCTGCCAAGCCTCGCTTGATGGCGGTGGCCGACCTCCGTGGTGCCGGGCTTCAGTACACAATGCCAAACGGCATGGCCCACACTGTTCTGCAACACGAGACGCAGAGCGACATCACACCGGCCACGATCAGCATGGACGGACTTCGACAGAGTGACGGGGATCGACCCGAGTTCGCTCTGGAGAACTTGCCCCTGCCGATCATCCACAAGGACTTCAACTTCAGCGCCCGCCAGGTGATGGCGAGCCGCAACGGTGGAAGCCCGCTGGACACAACGACTGCCGAACTGGCCGGTCGACGTGTGGCAGAAGAAGCCGAGAACCTGCTGTTGGGTGTCACCTCGAGCTACGGCTACGGCGGTGGTAACATCTACGGCTACACGAACTTCCCCAGCCGTCTCACCAAGACGATGACGGCCCCGACCTCCTCAAACCACGCGACAACCGTGGCTGAGATCCTCCAGATGAAGACGCAGTCGCAAGACGCGAACCATTACGGTCCGTGGTTCTGCTACTGCTCGACGTCGTGGGACGCGTTCATGGACGAGGACTACAGCACCGCGAAGGGTGACAACACTCTCCGCGACCGCATCGGAATGATCGAAGGGATCGACCGACCGCGGACGCTGGACTACCTGCCCACGAACACCCTCATGCTGGTGCAGAAGACACCGGAAGTCGCCCGCGAAGTGGTCGGCATGGACATCACGACCGTGCAGTGGGAAAGCCACGGCGGGATGCAGTTGAACTTCAAGGTCATGGCGATCTTGGTTCCTCAACTGCGAGCAGACCAGAACGGGAACACCGGAATCGTCCACGGCTCGCACGTCTAAGACTAGCCGCCGCGCCCCGTTAGCCCCTCCTGGGAAGAACGCCCGGGAGGGGCGATGACAGAGCCCCATTCAACCCTCTAACCAGAAGCTCCAGGAGACCGGACAATGGCAAAGCGAAAGAAGTTCAAGTTGCTGGTAGGCACCCACGCCGGCCAGGACAAAAAGATTTTCAAGGCGGGTGATACCGTCGAGTCGGACATGGACCTTGCGAAGGTTTTCGGAACCGACAAGTTCATCCCCGAGAGTCAGTTCCAAGCTGACGCAGAAGAAGCTGCCGCGACTGCCCTTGTGGCCGAACGTGGTGAGAACGTGACGGACGACTTCGAGTCCGCGGTGGAAGCCGAAGTCGAAGTGTTCAAGAAGAAAGGCAAGTGGGCGATCTACGAGTCGGATGGCATGGTGGTCGCTGGTCGACTCGCCAAGAAGGATGTCGAAGCCGTGATTGGTGAATACCTCGGCGAAGTCGACGACGATGGCTATGGTGACGACGACGACGACGACGACGAGTAGAACCTAAGCCGGCCCCGCCAGTTCACCAGCCGGCGGGGTCGCTTCGAATAACTGAGGAAAGACCATGACCAGAACAAACGCAGTGAACGTAGCACTGGTGATCGAAGTCGATACCAACATCGCTCTCGACGTGTTCATCGACACGGCAAATGAACTGGTCACGGAGATGTGCACAGGGGACAACGGTCCCGCAGTGGATTACACAGCCACCCGACTCGAACTGATCGAACGTTGGCTCGCCGCCCACTTCTACGCGATACGAGACACCCGCCCGTCCAGCGAAAAGGCCGGACCCGTTGGCGTCGCGTACCAGCACAAAGTGGACCTCAACTTGGCGAACACGATGTACGGTCAGCAGGCCATGACGCTCGACACCAACGGCGGGCTTGCCACCCTCAACAAGCAGACTGAGGAAGGCACCCAACGGACGGTCGGGTTCACTTGGCTTGGAACGGAGGCGACATGAGTCTAATCACCAGGATGCGGAAGCAGGACGCGGTCTACTGGCCCAAGACTGACCCGGACAAGTTCGGGAAGCCTGGCGTTGGTGTCGCGGTCGCTGTGAAGGTCCGGTGGGAAGACAAGCATGAGAAGTTTATGAACGCCGAAGGGGATGAGCAGATCAGCAACTCAGTCGTGTACGTGCCTGAGGTCTCTGCCGGCGTTGAGATGGAGCAGGGTGACTACCTGTGGCTCGGTGTCATAGGCTCAGCTCCAGCGGACCCCGTCGCAGACAACGCCGCCCACGAGATACAGAAGTTCGAGAAGCTGCCAGACCTCAAAGCGAAAGAGTTCTTACGGACGGCAATGTTATGACCCAGAGCATCGGTGGAAACGTGAATCGCCTGAACGCAGTGCTAAGTGCACTGCGGAAGGAGAACAAACGCCGAGGCAAAGCGATGGAACGCGGGCTGGTGAAAGGCGGTCTCCGCATCCAACGAGAAAGTCAGAAGATCGTACCGATCGACACCAGTGCTTTGAAGAACAGTGCACGCACCACCAAGAAGGGAAGCGGACACAAGACCGAGGTCACTGTGAGCTACGGAACTGAGTACGCCGTGTTCGTACATGAGGATCTCAACGCGAGACACGCCAGCGGCAAGTCAGCGAAGTTCCTCGAGATACCTGTTCGGCGTCTTCAACGTGAGATCGCAGCGGACATCAAAGCGGAGGTGAAGAAGGCATGAGCACTTTGTCTGACAGCCCCGCGAGCCTGTTGCAGTTTGTACTCATTGGAGAAGGGGCAGGCGTCCAACCACCCGCAGCGCCATGGCCGATCTACGTCGGTCGCCTACCCGATGGGAGCAACATCGAAGACCAAGCCATCGCCGTCTACGACACTGAGCCGCGTCAAGACGGTAGGCTTATGGCGGGTGAGAAGATTGAACATCCCGGTATGCAATTCCGCGTCCGGGCAGACGACTACCAGACTGGCTTCCAGAAACTGTCAGCCATTGCGGCGATACTCGACAGCGTCAAGAACCAAGCCGTGCTCGGCGATAGTCTGAACGCCTACACAGTGAACGCAATCACGCGGATCGGTGGCGTGATACCCATTGGCACCGATGACCAAGGTCGAGAGGGATTCACCCTCAACGTGACCTCAACCATAACAGAGTCCCCGTAATCAGGAGAAACAATCATGGCCCGTATGGACGATGGCTTTTCAACCACAATCGGATTCGCCGACCTCCCGGCGGTGGAATTCTACGAGAAGACCGTGACGCCGCCTGGCGTGAGCGGTGGCGGTGAGAACGACACCACCACGATGCTCAACACCGCATGGCGGACCAAGTCACCCAAGCAGCTCAAGACGCTGTCGGAGAGTTCGCTCACCGTCGCGTACGACCCCGCATGCTACGACGACATCGTTGGTGCGAACGGCGTGAACAACAATCAGTTGATCACCATCACGTTCCCCGACGGTTCGACGCTGGCCTTCTGGGGCTGGATCGATGAGTTCACTCCTGGCGAGATCGTTGAAGGTGAACAGCCCACAGCGGAGTGCACGATCATCTGTTCAAACCAGAACGCGGTCGGAGCCGAGACGGCACCAGTGTACACAGCGGCTGGACCGTAAGCCGTTGAAACAAGGCGTTTGACGCCTCTCTGGCACGGGCTCGGCCAGAGGAGCGTCTCAGTTTACCCACAACGAGCCGAGACCGTTAGAACGTACCACAGGAGACCGAACCGTGAAGACAAACAAAGAAGACCCCAAGCCGGCCGAGGACGAAGTCAACACAGGGCCACCGGACATCGATGCCCCCGAGGACAAAGTCAAGCCGGACATCGTTGGCGAAGACGGCGTGATCCGTCTGAGCCTTGACCGCGAAGAGTTCCCCGTAGACCTCGGAGACGGAAAGAAGTACGTCCTGCGAGAGCTGAGCGGTACTCAACGTGACAAGTACCTCAACAACCTCGGAGGTCGTGTCCGTACCAACGCCGATGGCAAGGTGACGGGCATGAAGAACTTCGACGGGTTGCAAGCCAACCTGTTGATCCGATGTCTCTTTGAGGTTCAAGCTGAAGGGAAGGAGGTCGCACTCAAAGAAGCCGAAATCCAGAAGTTCCCCGCGAAGGTCCAAACAGCCCTGTTCAACAAGGCCAAGACCATGAGCGGTATGGACGACGATGCTGAGGACACAGCGGGAAACGACTAGAGGCAGGGGAGACCCTGCTCTGGATGCAGATTGCCGACCGGAACAACTGGTCGCTGTCCGAAGCGAAGGCCAAGGTGACAAGTTCAGAAGTGATGTTGTGGAGAGCGTTCATCGAACGAGATGCGAACGCCTTCCACCGTGAGGACTACTACTTCGCCCAGATCGCCCAAGAGATCAGGCGGGTACTGTCCAAGCGGCCCAAGAGCGTCAAGCTCGAGCACTTCCTGCTCAAGTTTGAAACGAAGGGCATGAAGAAGGAACGAGCCTCGGCTGAAAGTATTGAGACGGTGACGATGCGTTCGAAGGCATTCTGGTTTGGCTTAGTGGGTGCCCAAGGCCCCATAGACAAGGAAGGTTGATAATGGCAAGTGCAACAGAGCTAGAAAGATTGGTGGTCAAGCTAGTCGGCGACGACAGCGACTACCAGAAGACGCTCAAGCACGCTGAACAGGCGACGCGGTCGTCAGTCGGAGCCATCAACAACCAACTAGGTCAATCGGCCAAACAGTTCAACACAGCCGGCCGCGAGATCGACCAGATGGGTCGGTACGTGAAGTCCTCAACTGGAGCACTCGGGGGCTTCGGTAGTGGGCTGGCCGGAGTTGGGCAACAACTGTCCAAGGTCGGTGCTGGCATCTCCAGCATGGGACGAAAGCTCACGCTCTTTGTCACAGGTCCCCTTGCCGCATTTGCCGCGTTCTCTGTCAAGGCGTACTCGGACTTCGATAGCGCCATGACCAAGTCCACCGCGATCATGAGCGGGGTCACAGACTCACTACGAAAGGACATGGAAACGACTGCGATGGCGTTGTCGGGATCGACCATCACAGCGCCAAAGGATCTCGCCGATGCCTACTTCTTCCTGGCCAGTGCCGGGTTCGATGCGACGGAGAGTATCGCAGCTCTCGACAAGGTGAACAACTTCGCCATCGCGGGCATGTTCGATATGGCTACCGCGACCGACCTGTTGACGGATGCTCAGTCAGCCCTCGGTCTCAACACAGGCACCACCGAACAGAAGATGCGGAACATGGTCCGTGTCTCAGACGCCATGGTGCGAGCCAATACGCTGGCTAACGCAACGGTGGAACAATTCTCCATAGCACTCACCAGCAAAGCCGGCGCCTCGATGAAGGCGTTCAACAAGGACGTAGAGGAAGGTCTCGCGGTCCTGGCTGCGTTCGCCGACCAAGGCGTGAAAGCGCAACTGGCCGGTAATCAACTGGACCGGATTATCAGACTGCTCTCCAAGTCGAGCAGCGAGAACGCAGACGCCCACAAGGAACTCGGCTTCCGCGTATTCGACGCACAAGGGAAGATGAGAAACCTCGGCGACATCGTGGGGAACCTCGAAGGCGTCCTCGAAGGTATGAGCGATGAGCTGAAGGTCGCGACACTGGCACAACTAGGCTTCGACGCTCGCGTACAGCAAGCCATCCTACCACTGCTCGGAACCAGTGGGGCCATCAAGAAGTACGAAGAGCAGTTGCGGTCCGCGTCGGGGTTCACCAAAGACGTAGCCGGCAAGCAGATGGCAAGCTTCGCCAGTCAAATGAAGATCCTAAAGAACCAGATCACCATCGTGGCGACAGAGGTCGGAGCGATACTGGCTCCCGCCCTACTGTGGATCAACGAGAAGATCAAGATCGGGATCAAGTGGTGGCGTCAGCTGAGCGACACAACCAAGAAATGGATTGTAGGCATCGCGGCAGCGGTCGCAGCGATTGGGCCTCTGTTGGTGGTGATTGGTGGCGTCATTGCAGCCATAGGTTCCTTGGTCGGCATTGTCGCGTTCTTCGTAGCAATTGGCTGGGAGGTGGTATTAATCGCCGCTGCCGTTGCAGTAGGAATCGTGGTCTGGATTGCCCAGATAGCTGCAGTGGTGGCCGCGATCGGAGGACTGATCTACTGGCTCATTGGACCCGAAGGAATCAACGCCGCTTGGACAGCCGTGGTTGACTGGGTCAAGAATGCTGTGATGAAGATCGTGGGCTTTATTGCCAACCTCTCCACCAACATCAAAATCTTTCTCAAGTGGTTCCCCAAGAACTGGCAGAACGTGTTGAAGGACATGATCCAGTTGTGGGTACTGTTCCACGTGAACATGATCAAGAACGCGTTCACAATCTTGAAGACGTTGTTCCGCTTGTGGGTCGCCCTGCAGGGATGGTTCTCCAGCATCTTCAAGAAGATCTTTAGCATCGACTTCCTCAAGTGGATCTGGGCTGGTATCAAAGCAGCAGCGAAGGCGTTCCTCAACTTCGCGAAGGCAGCTTGGAAAGCCATCACAGGTATCTTCAAGAAGAAGGGCAAGAAGGTCAAGATGGACGACTTCATCGGCCAGATGGATTCGGACTTCGAGGGCGGTGGGAAAGACTTCCTAGGCACCGCGAAGGGTATCCTACAAGACGGTCTCGGTGACATGAAGGGCCCGTTCGAAGGCTTCAAGAGCAGCATCGAAGAAGGCCCCAAGTTCGTGTACGACATGGGCAAGAAGACTGGTGAAGCTGCCGCCGAGGGAATCAAGACGGGAGCTGAAGGCACAGCAGCCGCAGCCGAAGCGATTACGACGGGCCCATCTGAGGCCTTCCTCAAGCTGATGGGAGACATCAAGAAGTTCGAGCAGGGAATGGTCCAGTCCATTGCCACGTGGGGCATGTCGAGTCGCGAGATTGAGATCTGGAAACTGCAGATGCGGGGTGCCACCGAGCAGCAGTTGAAGCAGGCACGCGCCCTCGACAAGCACCTGACGAAACTCGAAGACCAGAAGAAGCTGATGACGGAA